TGGCAGGAGTTAGCGCAGGCGCAGCATCAGGAGCATTCTTGCAGTTATCTCAAGCGTTAGGTTCTGGAGTCTTGCAAGGTGATGAATACAGGTCAATTGCAGAGCAGCTACCAATTCTAACTCAGATTATTGCAAAAGAAATGGGTAAGCCTGTTGGTCAGATCAAAAAGCTTGCTTCAGAAGGAAAGATCACAAGCGAAGTCGTAATAAACGCTTTAAAACGTATTGAGAAAGATGGGGGCAGAAGTATCGAGGCGTTGATGGCAAGATCCCCTGAGCAGCAATTTAAAAACTTACAAAATGCGATCAGTGATTTAAGCGTTGAGCTAGGAACTTACTTGGTCCCTATCGTTGTTGAGGTCTCAAAAGTCTTAACGACATTTGTCAGGACTCTTTCAAAAGCCCCTGATTGGCTTAAGGCGACGGCTGTAGGGATTGGAGGCGTCACGACAGTGACAGGAATATTAATTCCTCTTATCTATAAGGCTTATACAGCAATTAGGGTTCTTAACATCTTTGTTAAACGAAAGCTGTTACCAACCATAGGGCTGACAAAAGCAGCAATGGGGCCGATTGTTTTGGGCTTAACGGCTTTGAGCGTTGTAGTCGCGAAACTTAGCATGGATTGGGTCGCGGCTAAAGATGCGGAAGAAGAGCACGCGGAGACATTAAAGAGCCTTGACGAAGCACTTATCAGAAATTCCCTCAACGCAGCAGAGAATAGGCTTGAGGCCCAGAAGTTGAAACAAGCATGGTATGAAAACAACAAATGGATACCATTTGGATCGATTGCATGGGGCAACTTAGGCAAGAAAATAGAAGGAACAACTCAGGATATAGCCGAATTAAATCAGAAATTAATTGAGTTGCCAGCTCAACTTGCAGCGGATGAAATCGTCAAAGCAAGCGAGGCGATGGGTGCATTGAAAGATATAACAGCACAAACCTCGGCTCAATTCCAAGATGCTTTTGCCAAAAAATTCAGCACTTATGCAAAAAGTGTAAATGATTTTGGTGGCCAAGTTGGGGACATAGTAATCAAATCATTCCGCGGGATGGAGGACGCTTTAGTCTCCTTTGTTCAAACTGGAAAACTATCATTTGCTGATTTTGCAAGGTCAATTATCGCTGACATGACTCGAATAGCCATAAGACAGGCAATCATTGCGCCGCTTATGGGTAGCTTCTCCAGTTTCTTGGGGAATACGTTTGGACCAAAGCCACCAGTCCCTACAGGCCCGATCAACCCCAAGCTTGGTGATTTCGTCCCTCATCGAGCCGCAGGTGGGCCAGTAAGAGGCGGCAGCCCCTATATGGTCGGAGAACGTGGGCCAGAACTATTTACCCCTAGCAGGTCGGGGAGTATTACGCCTAATAATGCGTTAGGAGGATCAACAACGATCAACGTTTCTGTTGACGCTTCTGGCAGCGCTGTGGAAGGGGACGATGCACAATCCAACGAATTGGGCAAAATGTTAGCAGCGGCAATTCAGTCCGAACTTGTGAAGCAACAACGACCTGGAGGCTTATTAGCGGCTTAACTTATGGCAACCTTTCCTTCAATTACAGCCCGTTATGGGATCTCTAAACAGAGCAAGCCTAATATTCGCACTGTCCAATTTGGGGATGGATACGAGCAACGACTGACTTATGGACTGAATCAAAATCTAAAAATCTGGAAGCCTGAATTTCCGAATATTTCAGAGACAGATGCCGACACAATCGAAACGTTCTTAGACGCACGTGCCGCTGATAATGCTTCTTTTGATTGGACCCCGCCAGGGGAGAGTTCAGCTTCCAAATTTATTTGCCTGTCTTGGACCAAGACAATTCCCTACAAGGACAGAGCAACGATTAAAGCGTCATTCCAAGAGGTAGCAGAACCCTAATGGCTTTTACAGCGTGGGCAGCTAGTACTGCATATAGTCTTGGTACTATTCGCAGAGCAACAACAGCACAAGAATCTGGCCTTGTTTTTAAAGTAACAACCGCTGGGACAAGTGGAGGGTCAGAACCAGCATGGGGGACAGATGTCGGCAGCGAAACAACAGATAATAATATTGTTTGGACAGCCGTTAGTAGTGTTTATGAAGAGCTGAATGTTTTAAATCCAAACGCAATTATTGAGTTATTTGAGTTACATTTAGACGCAACATTACATGGGTCAACCGATACCTATAGATGGCACAACGGCTGTAATGATGCGGTTACGGGTAACTTAGTCTGGAACTCAAACACGTATTTCAAACAACCAATAGAAGCTGATGGATTTGAATATACAAATGGCGGTTCGTTACCTCGTCCAACTTTGACGATTTCAAACTTAGACAGCACAATGACAACCCTTTTGTTATTAGTTAATGCAACAAGCCCAGGAAATGACTTGGGAGGGGCAACTGTAAAAAGAATTAGAACACTTAAAAAGTTTCTTGACGGAGAGGGAACGGCTGATCCATTTGCAACGTTCCCTGAAGAGATTTGGTATATCGATAGAAAAGCGAGCGAGAACAGAGGAGCCGTTTCGTTTGAATTAGCATCGAAATTTGATCTTGCGGGCGTAATGATTCCTAAGAGGCAATTAATAGCGAATGTCTGCCAGTGGGGATATAGATCAAGTGAGTGTAGTTATTCAGGTTCTAATTATTGGGACGCAGAAGACAATACAGTCTCGACTCTTGGGCAAGATCGCTGCGGCAAGAGATTGTCGAGTTGCAAGAAAAGATTTGGAGATAATGCGGCTTTACCTTTTGGGTCATTCCCAAGCGTAGGCTTAACAAAATGATCCTTGAGGAGTCAATCAAGACAGAGGCATTGACTCATGCGAAAGAAGAATCCCCTAAAGAAAGTGTTGGTTTAGTTAATGTTATTAAAGGTCGTCAACGTTATTTTCCTTGCACTAATCTTGCGGAAACACCAGACGAGCATTTCGTTTTAGGTCCAGAAGAATATGCAGAAATAGAAGATAAAGGAGAAATATTGGCAGTCATCCACTCACATCCAAAAACAAACCATGCCCCAAGTCCTGCGGATCGAGTTGCTTGTGAAAAGTCTGGGCTGCCTTGGCATGTTATTAACCCAAATACCGAGAACTGGGGATATTGCGAACCTTCAGGGTTTGAGCTTTCTTATGTTGGGAGAGAATTTGTTCATGGAATTGTTGACTGTTATTCCTTAATCAGGGATTTTTATCAGAGAGAATTTGAGATTATTTTGAATGACTATGATCGCCGCGATCAATGGTGGAACAAAGGGGAGAATATGTATTTAGATAATTTTAAAAAAGAAGGCTTTAAAGAAATAAAAGAAGATGAAGTTAAATATGGAGATCTTTTTATAATGCAATTAGAGTCACCTGTTCCTAATCACGGCGGAATTTATATAGGTGACAACCTCGTCTTACATCACGTACAAGGCCGCCTCTCTAGTCGTGATGTTTACAAGTGGGGAGGCTATTATCACAAGGCGACCTCTAAGGTTTTAAGACATGAAAGTCGTTAAGGTTTACGGAGCTTTAAAAAAGAGACTTGGAGGTATTGGCCGCTTTGAATTTGAAGCGCAAAACCCTGCTCAAGCAATCAAAGCTTTATGCGCAAATTTTCCGGGCTTGGAGAAATGGTTAATAGAGAGCGAGCAAGATGGGATTGGTTATAAGGTCACAGTCGGCAAAGAAGAAGTAGGGGAAGATAATTTTGAAACCTTAGCAATGCCTTGGAGTGAGAATGATGTTTTTAAAATTGTTCCAGTAATGACAGGTTCAGGAAAAGGCTTCGGGAAGATATTGCTTGGAGCTGCCTTAATAGCGGCGGCAGTTGTCTTTGCACCTGCGGCAGCAGCAGGAGCAGGCTTCATGGGATTAGGAGCGGCGGCAACAGGCGGAGTCGCAATGGGGATCGCTACACAGATCGCGGGAACGATTGGTATTAGTTTAGTTCTAGGCGGAATATCGCAGATGATCTCGCCAACTCCGCAAAACAGCCTTGGTCAAGGTAAAGAGGCTGCTCGATTACAGAATTACAACTTCTCAGGGATTACAAACACAAGTCAACAAGGAATGCCAGTTGCTATTGCCTATGGACGAGTGTTCTGTGGAAGTGCTGTAATTAGTTCAGGCTTAGATGTAGATCAAGTATGAGACAAATAAAAGGAGCTGGTGGCGGTGGTTGTTTTGCAGGGCATACCCTTGTAAAAACTGGCGATGCAGAGAAAAGAATCGATCAGCTAAAGGAAGGCGATTATGTTTGGAGTTTTGACGACCAAGGGCGAATCCATGAAAGCAAGGTTTTAAAAGTCCATAAACACGAAGACGAGAAAATAGTTGAATATAAATTATGGGGAGGGGTCACACTCTGCGCCACTCCAAATCATTGGGTCTTAAAT